ACCCGCTAAGCCTCCTGTTGTTACTACATCAAAGGGTCGAACCAATCGCTCCAGCGTATCTAATGCTACGGTCACAAATAGCGAAGGTCGTGGTCAGAACAATGGCTCTGCCAAAGTAACTCAAGGCAAAGGTGGTAGTGGCACAACTCCTAAGGCACTTCCCCCAGGTCTGCGTGGAGGTGCTGTTGTAACTAGGCCACCCTCTGCTGTTGTAAATCCCAAACCTAAAGCACCGCAGCCTCGTGGTGGAGCTATTGAAAAGGCTGGGGCTACTGTCGATGTCAAGGCCAACATGCCGAAACTGGGGCAGGGAGCTCCAGCGCGGCCTCCCGCTGCACGACCTGCACTTCCTCCTGCTGCACGTGCTGCTGTTAGAGGGATGGGTGGCCTCCGTGCCGGCTTGGTTGGACTGGTTGCGGCACCAGTAGTTGATGAGATTGGTCGTCGTGCCGGCACCGCACTGGGCAATGCTATCCGTCAAGCAGCAACCCCCCAACGCACTGGTACTACTTCTGGTCGTACTGGTCGTGGTGGCACTACTGCTGACCGGAACACCAGCCAAACTAACGCTACCGCAGGTCGATACGTTCCTGGCAGTCAACAAGTCCCCATCGCTAAACCCAAACCCCAGGACAAGCAACCCACACCCAGCAGCCGTAGTGGTGGTAGCAGAGGCAGTGGCGGTAATAGCGGTGGCAGCGCCCCCTCCGCACCTCGTTCCAGCAGTGTCCCGGCCCGTCGTTCTGCAGCCCCTGCTTCTAACGCAGGAATGAAGAACCAAGACAAGAACTTCCGGGGCAACCTCTTTGAAAAGACCTTTGGTTACAAACGCGGTGAAGCTCCTGACCAAGTCAAGAGTAAGCCTTCCAGTTTTGAAACTAAGTCGGATACGTACACTCCTACCACTAAGGTTGACGGTAGCAAGCTTAATGCGCTGAAGATTGACCAAAAGAAGGTCGATGAATACAACCGTCGCAAGGGTCGCTACTACAGCTGATCCCTAACACTCTCTGAGACCCCCTTATATGCCCCTGCAACACGCTTGTGGGGGCTTTCCTATACCTTTCCCTATGAGTGATGTTTTGACGGCCTTACGGGGCGATTTCAAGCTGTTCCTTCAAGCCCTATGGCAGCAGCTTGACCTTCCCTCCCCAACCCGTGCTCAATACGCCATTGCTGATTACCTCCAACACGGACCAAAGCGTCTTCAGATCCAAGCCTTCCGAGGAGTCGGTAAATCTTGGATTACTGGTGCCTTTGTTCTTTGGACGTTGTTCAATAATCCTGAGAAAAAGATCATGATCATCTCAGCTTCAAAGGAACGGGCTGACAACATGTCAATCTTTCTTCAGAAGCTGATCATTGAAACACCGTGGTTGAGCCACCTTCGTCCAAAAAGTGACGATGCCCGTTGGTCTCGCATCTCTTTTGACGTGAATTGCTCGCCTCACCAGGCACCCTCCGTCAAATCCGTTGGTATTACCGGTCAGCTCACCGGTTCTCGTGCTGACCTAATGATTCTTGATGACATTGAGGTTCCAGGCAACTCAATGAGTGAGATGATGCGGGAGCGACTTCTACAACTGTGTACAGAAGCTGAGTCAATTCTGACACCAAAGAAGGACTCACGAATTATGTACCTCGGTACACCCCAAACTACATTCACAATCTACCGCAAACTCGCTGAACGGAACTACCGCCCCTTTGTCTGGCCTGCTCGTCACCCACGTTCCCTCAGCAATTACGAAGGTCTTCTTGCTCCTCAGCTCCAGGAAGACATCGATAACGGTGCAGAACCCTGGGCAGTCACTGACCCTGACCGATTCTCCAACGATGACCTGTTGGAACGGGAAGCAGCCATGGGTCGGAGCAACTTCATGCTCCAGTTCATGTTGGATACCACCCTTAGTGACGCTGAGAAGTTCCCGCTGAAGTGTTCCGACCTTGTCATCACCTCAGTTAACCCCAGCCAAGCCCCAGACAGTGTCATCTGGTGCTCCGATCCTCGCAATGTCCTGAAGGATCTCCCCACCGTTGGTCTGCCCGGTGACTACTTCTACAGCCCTATGCAACTTCAAGGTGAATGGGGACCGTACCAAGAGACCATCTGCTCCGTTGACCCCTCAGGTCGCGGTACAGATGAAACCGCAGCAACCTTTATATCCCAACGGAATGGCTTTCTCTACGTTCACGAAGTACGAGCGTATCGCGACGGTTATAGCGATAACACACTTCTTGACATCCTGCGTGGGTGTAAGCGGTACAATGTATCTAAACTCCTCATCGAAACCAACTTCGGTGACGGTATCGTCGCAGAGCTGTTCAAAAAACACCTTCAACAAACCAAACAAGCTATTGATGTTGAAGAAGTCCGAGCCAACGTCCGTAAAGAAGACCGCATCATTGATGCCTTAGAACCTGTGATGAATCAACACCGCCTCATCATTGATCGTGGTGTCATCGAATGGGACTTCCAATCCAATAAAGACGCAGCTCCAGAAGAACGTCTTCTGTATATGCTCTTCTATCAGATGTCTCGGATGTGTCGGGAAAAGGGAGCTGTCCGACATGACGACAGATTAGACTCCCTTGCTCAAGGTGTGAAGTACTTCACTGACGCCATGGGCATCTCCGCTCAAGAAGCCGTCAACCAACGCAAACGGGAAGACTGGCAAGACATCCTGGATTCCTGGCTAGATGACCCTCAGAGCGCTGCTAACCACCTTGTCCTGGGGTTTGACCTGGAGACCCGTCAAAGGGCCCGTGGAGCCGCTTCTAGGGGTAACAAAAATCGGTGGGTCAGCCTTTAAATCACCGGTTTTAAGACCCTAGTCATACCAAGGGGTTTGGTCGATGGCTCACTATAAGGGGGGTCGGGGGGAAGTTGGCCCACCTTAACAGGTAGACCAACATCCCCAATGACTCTCTATAATATCATCTTGAATTGATATTCCGTGAGTACCGTGACTCACAAATGACACAATACCCAGTACTTAACTAGTTATGAATTACTATATCCTCAGTGAGGCGTAAGCCGAACGGGTGATTGGATATAACTTGTTCTAACTCTTTTTAATTAACTAGTTGGGGTTAAAAGGGAAGACTGAATCTTGATCATCGGCATGTCCTCTTGAATGGACATCTGAATGATACAGGATTCCTTCTTTGTATTCAAAAAATTCAAGGAACTACTAACTATCTAATGATTCACTCTGCAAAGCTCATCCACATCACCCCTGACTCTGAAGAACTGATTAGTTACATGGCCAGGGTATCCAATCCCTCCAATCAAACAAACACTGAGACCAGTGCTAAACTAATTAAGTATCTTATTACCCATAACCATTGGTCACCTTTTGAAATGGTGAACATGTGTGTGGAGATTAATACGACACGATCCATTGCTGCACAGATCCTTCGGCATCGGAGCTTCTCCTTTCAGGAATTCAGTCAACGGTATGCTGATGTCACTACTATTGGCACTCCCGTTATCCCGTCACTTCGGAGACAGGATACGAAGAACCGACAGAATAGTATTGATGATCTGAGTACTGAAAAGAAAGAGATTTTCTATCGTCGTATTGGTCAACTGTTTGCTGAATCAGAAGACCTGTATCGAGAGATGGTCAGTAGTGGTGTGGCTAAAGAGTGTGCTCGTGATGTCTTGCCGATGTCGTCTCCATCGAGGTTGTATATGAATGGAACCATTAGGTCTTGGTTGCACTACTGTGACCTGAGGACTGGTAATGGGACACAGAGAGAGCATGCGGTGATTGCTGGTCAGGTGCAAGACATTCTCTATTCGGAAATACCGAATGTGTGTCGTGCAATGTGGTCAAAGGACTAATGCCTTCTGAAAGGTACCTACAAGCCTCTCTGGTGGGGTTGTAATGGACTTTCCGTGTACTGGGTGTGGGGAGTGTTGTCGTCGCTTACAGGCGATCCTAGAGGGTGGTTATGGTCATCCAGTGATGGGTGAGTTGGTTAAACGGTTTCCTTATAAGACCACTGAATCGGGTGCCTGTGAGATGTTGCTGGATGATGGGCGGTGTTCTGTTTATGAACGTCGTCCGTTATTGTGTGATATCAAGATGGGTGGGGTTCTGCTAAAGGTGGCTGAAAAGGACTGGTTTCGGTTGAATGCTCAAGCATGTAATCAAATGATTGAGGAAGCCGGGTTGGGAAAGGAGTATTTGGTCTCCTTAGATTTTTAACGAAAATTTCTCTAGCCATACGGTATAGCGGGGGCTCGTCAATACCCCCCGTGGCCCCCTTTTTGTATCGCCAGGGGTGATGCTCAATCAGTAATCGAGCACCAAACAGGCCCAAAGTGGTACGGCTGTATTGGTTTTGAGCCCTTGTATCTATGGGCGCGTTGCCTTATTGCGAACCCTTCTCAATAGTTGGATATAAGGCGATCTGTCGGCCGGGGCCTTTCTGTTAAGCTTTGCAACTGACGCATGCACTAGTCGCTAGATCGGTGCCATGCTTCCATCAAGCGAACGGGACCAACCCGCGTCGCAATCCATCCACAGGTGCAAGCAACTAATGTTCTACGTCTCACGCCTCACCGATCAAGGCATCTGGCAAGGCCTCAGATCCACCACTGACGAAACCTACGCCGAGCAGTTGTTTGATCATTTCTGCGACCTTTACCCGTTTGCTTACATCGACATCCTGACCTATGAAGAGTTCCACAATAAAGAACTGCAGCAAACAATGGCAATCAACTAGGACGCAAGCATAACCACAACCACACAATCAATCATGAAAGCACCACTAGAAGGCCTCACCCTTTCTCTAATGTCAACCCTTATTTGTGGCCTCACCTTCTTAGGAGCCCTAGGTGTTGAACCAGCCCCGCAATCACAACAACAACAACAACAGGGAGGTATGACAGCATCGCGCTACTGATACCACTACCTGCCCTTTCACTGTTGATTGTTTGCTTAATTATCAAACACAATGAATAACTACCTGTCACCTGAAGATGCACCCTGGACTGCAGAGTTTAGGGACGCACAAAGAGTAATCAATTCTACCCGCATCATCAGCGATGATCACTCCCGCTATTGGTCTGATGAAAACATCGACGAATTCGATGATGCATTGTTTGGTGTGATTTAGCTTTGCCTTATTCCATGCATTAGTGCATGCATCACTGATCACTCTACCCAATTACAAGCTCCAACGATGGCCCATTGGTACCACCTAACCAAAAAGTCAAGCAACAAAAAGACAGGCCCGATTGCAGTATCAACCACGTCTAAGGATTCTTGCCCTAAAGACTGCCCACTGATGGGTAAAGGTTGTTACGCCGATTCAGGCCCGTTACGATTGCACTGGGATGCTGTAACTGATGGCCCATACAGAGAAAAGCCGCGTGGTATTGATATCGAATCCTTCATTGGTCAGCTTAAATCACTCCCGGAAGGAAGCTGTTTTAGGCATAATCAGGCGGGGGACCTGCCACATTATAACGGCCTAATTAATGCTCACGCCTTAGAATTGATCACTGATGCATGCTCTGAGCGTAAGCTAACGGCTTGGACATATACCCATCACAGCATCGATAACATGAACAATGTTGTCATGATCAAACGCTCAAACAATAAAGGTCTGACGGTTAATATATCCGCTCACAATCAGTCACACGCTGCAAACTGTCACAAACAGGGACTCCCTGCTGTTTGCATCGTACCCAAAAACGAAACTAGAAAGAATTGGGAACACGATGGTGTTAAGTTCCTGGTATGCCCTGCACAATGGAGTGAAAAGAACTGTGCAGAATGTAAGCTATGCTCTGTTGCTGATCGCTCGTGTGTGGTAGCATTCAAGGCACACGGCACACAAGCTAAAAAGGTTGAGGCCACAATCAAATGAGTTT